ATACCTTTTTGATTTTCGTTTCGTCGAACCAAATTTACCTTTTTTTGTAAAATAACCGTATTTTTCAAGCCGCATTTCTTTCTTTGCAGTAATGTGTTTTTTTTTACTGACAATATATCCTTCTTTACTGTAAACCAGTTGATTTTTTGTTAGTTCGCCGGTTGTCATATACGCGGTTCCATTCATAACTTGCGTCCGCGATCCGCGAATTTTTTGGTATGTGTTTCCTTTAATGTTATACAAGCCAGTTTTTTCATCTCTCGTGTATCCCATATTAAAAAAAAAGATAACTTACTGTATATACATACTATAATAAAATATATTTTAATTTAAATAATAAAAAATTATTTAAATTCATTGAAATGAATTCCGTCCTCAACAGGATTCGAACCTGTGCGGGTAAAAACCCATCTGCTTAGTAGGCAGGCCCAATAGCCACTATGGGATGAGGACATACTTTTCCTTAATTATTTTGTTTTTATTTATTTTTGGAAATAACTTTTAGAAACATTTAATGTTTTTTATGCGACTTCCCACGGTGAGATCTTTTACTACGCGTCTTTTTATTTTTATCTCCTATAAAAACAGAACCGAATTTACCTTTACCAATTGGAACCCACCCGGCTTTTTTAAGACGATTTTCGCGTTTGGCGGTAGCGTGTTTGCGCCTAGAAACGATCCGACCATGTTTATTGTACATGAGATGTTTTTTGGTTAAACCGCCTACAGTTTTATATGCGGTGCCGTGCATAACTTGAGATCGAGAACCTCGAACAACAGAATAAGTGTGTCCGGCAAGGTGGTACATTCCATCAGAACCTTTTTTTACCATCTTTTAATTATAAAACTTCTAAATATACTCTATGATAAGAAAATAAATTATTTTTATATATTTTAATTAGTTAAAAGAAAATTGATAATAAATTGTATAAAAACATAAAGTCATAATTAAAACTAAAATTAAAATTAAAATGGTACAACTTATTCCAGAAAATAATAATCCAACACAAAGAGAGATTGATACATATGTTTCTAAAATGGTAAACGCAAATCACTCTACGGTTTTAAATGATGTAATAAGAGAGATTCAAAGTAAAAAAAATGCAAACGCTCTTCTACATCCATCGGAAGAGTATTTTATGGATGCTGTTTTCAAATGTATAAATGGTGCAATTTTTAATATATTGTTGCAAAGTATACACGAATGAGTGTTTTCAACTTTTCAACACTTTGAAAAACATGTAGCTTGCGGACCACCGACCGCCGGACCCACGCTACAATTTTGATAAGGCATGTATCTGTTAGTAGAAGAATAACCGGGCCCCGATCCACCTGGACAACCAGCCCATTTTCCATACGCATTTAACGGTTTGTTCGCAAATTGCACTCGTCCACCACCTTGAAACCGCGACGCGTTAATAATGATTGAATTTCTTACATACCTTGGCACCAAACTCGTATTTGCATTATCGATATTGTATTGGAAAACTGGAAGAGGACACTTTCCTCTGCATAGACTACGACCTTTTATATAAACCATTAAGCAAATATAATATAATATTGTATTACATGTACAATATATATTTTTTTTAATTTTTAGAAATCGATTCTTCTAAATACTGTAAAATGGTTTGAAGTACGTTGGGAATCCGATTTTCAAATTTATTATAAAACAAATTTATTTGGGAAATGTAGTCTCTCCATTCGCTAACATCAACATTTAAAATGGACTGTACATCTTGTTTAGAAACATTCAATGACGCAATATCGAGGTCATCAATACATGGCAAGTAACCTATCGGCGTTTTTATAGTTAATGGTAATTTGCCATCAACACGGTCAAATATCCATTTTAATACTCGGATGTTTTCACTAAACCCTGGCCAAATAAATGCACCAGACTCATTTCGTCTAAACCAATTTACAATGAATATTTTTGGCAACCCATTATTTTTTTTGTCTTTGTTATACCCCATTTTCAACCAATGGTGAAAATAGTCAGCCATATTGTAGCCGCAGAACGGTAACATGGCCATTGGATCAAAACGAAGTTTACCCAATGCACCATCGGCCGCAGCTGTTGTTTCACTTGCCATCGTTGAACCTAAAAATACGCCATGGTTCCAATCAAACGCCTCGGCTACAAGCGGAATAGTGGTGGTTCGACGCCCTCCAAAAATAATTGCTGAAATTGGAACGCCATTCGGGTCATCCCATTCGGGTGCAATGCACGGACATTGACTTGCACTAACCGTAAATCGTGAATTAAGGTGAGCTGCAGTAGTATGCATAGCCGGATTCCATTGTCGTTTCTGCCAATCAGTCAAATTATGAGGTGTATCCGGCGTCATTCCTTCCCACCAAACGTCGCCTTCATCCGTTGTGGCAGTGTTTGTAAAAATACAATTTGAATGCAGAGTTTGCATGGCATTTGCATTCGTTTTCCACCCGGTGCCAGCTGCTACTCCGAAAAACCCACTTTCCGGATTAATGGCGCGCAATCTACCGTCTGAGCCAATTTTCATCCAGCAGATGTCATCCCCAATTGTTTCAACTCTCCATCCAGGTATCGATGGAACCATCATTGCCAAATTTGTTTTACCGCATGCCGACGGAAACGCTGCAGCAATGTATTTTACTTGCCCTTCCGGATTTGTCAATTTTAAAATCAACATGTGTTCCGCTAACCAGCCGTTATCGCGTCCCATGACTGACGCTATTCGTAAAGCAAAGCATTTTTTTCCAAGTAGGGCATTTCCGCCATACCCTGATCCAAACGACCAAATTTCTCGAGATTCTGGAAAATGAACAATGTATTTATTTTCATTATTACAAGGCCACGGCACATCAAATGCGTCATTTAACAACGGCGCACCAACGGAGTGAACGCACGGAATCCACTCTACATTTTCATCATTATTTAATGCATTGAATATCGCGTTTCCCATTCGCGTCATAATTTTCATATTTACAGCCACATATGCCGAGTCTGTAATTTGTATGCCAATTTTAGACATTTTTGAACCAATTGGACCCATACTAAATGGGACAACATACAGTGTACGCCCCCTCATTGCACCATTAAATAGTGAATATAATTTTACACGCATGGTTTCTGGGTCGCACCAGTTGTTTGTGGGACCTGCATCTGCGCACTCTTTCGAACAAATAAATGTACATTCTTCTACGCGCGCAACATCTTTGGGATCGCTATTTGCAACATATGAGTTGGGTCTTATGTTTTCATTTAATTTTCTAAAAGTTCCAGAAGCAATTAATTTTTCACATAAATTAGTATATTCTTCGTCGGAACCATCGCACCAGTAAACAGACTCTGGTTGTAATATTTTTTTCCACTTCTCCAACCATTCATTCAATTTTTTATTCTTAATACTGTGCATTAACATTTTGGTTTTTTAATGTTTATTTTTTTATGTCTTTATTCTTATTTTATGTGTTTAATTGTATTTTTATTTTATGTGTTTAATTGTATTTTTATTTTATGTGTTTAATTGTATTTTTATTTTATTATTTTAATAAAATATTATTATTTTCAATTAATGTTTTTTTTCCGTGACAATTTCTACATAATGCAATTAAGTTACTTATTTCATTGCTCCCACCTTTAAATAAAGGAATGTGGTGGTCAATTTCATACGTATAATCAAGTGTTTGATCACACGAACCACATTTCCATCCTTGATTGCTTGCCACCATTTTTTTCGTGAGTGATGATACATTACGCTTGTGTATTTTGCAATTTTTTTTAATGTCGTTTCTTTCATTTTCATTTTTTAAAGCATCGTATTCTTCTTCTGTTATAATCACATAAGGTGATAGACTACTTTCATTTGTTTTCATTTCCGTTTCTGTAAGGTCTGCGTTTGTATTTTTGATTGTTTTGTAACTGTTATTATACAAGTAATATACTCCATCGTACGATTTATAAACAACCCATGTTCCAATTTTAAAAACGCATTTGCATATAATGCTGCACATTACATCTAATAAAAATAATAACACCATTCTATGATTTATATTATCCTATTCTATTTATTATAATCCGTATATTATAGTTATTATAATATATAATATAAAAATATTTTTATAATTTATAATGTATTTATTTTTATATTATTTTATCTACATGCAATTACGTATGTAATTTTATAAAAATTGAAAACTGTTTATCAATAATATACAACAAATAAAAACAAGTCAATACAACATCAGTCATATCAATGCAATCTCAATCTGTACGAATGGAAGTCAATGGGCGCCCATATTATATTCGATCAAAAAGGAATGTTCCTTATTTATATGACATTGATACGAATGATGAAGTTGGATACTGGTCTTCAAAAAAAGGATGTTATGTCATGTTTTCGTTATATAATAGAATGATGAAAAAAAAATATGATGAAGTGTCTTCTTCAACAAGTGAATCTGAGATTGATTCTGATTCCAGTTCTGAAGAAGTCAAATCGAATACGTCGTCGCAACACGATGGCGATGGCGATGAAAGCAATAGGGAAGAGGGCGACGAAGAGGAAGAGTGCGACGAAGAGGAAGAGGGTGACGAAGAGAAAGCGGGCGACGAAGAGAAAGCGGGCGACGAAGAGGAAGAGGACGATGACAACAGAATTGAAACACAAAACACGTCAACTTCTTCTAAAAAAATGAATACATATTCATTGGTGTTTCTATTTCTTGTATTTTTCGTATACCTGACTCTTCAAAAAGAGTTCCAGTCAATCTATTTCGACTTTATCTTTCTCATTTTGATAAACCTGTTGAATACGTTGAAGGTTTTTGAAATGTTGAATGAGGATGAGGATGATGATTAAAATGACAAATATGACAATTCGTTCTCAAATGTATATTGAATTTGGTTGATTCTAATCATTATAATATTTTAATTATATATTTCATTGTCTTTTTTATTTTATTTTTTTTAGTTCTGTATTCTCTCGAAGCGCCTTATTGTAAAGTTCTTTTAGTTGTTGCATTTTTTCTTTCAGTTTATAGTTTTCATCTTGTAACTCAAAAATCATTTTTTGCTGAGAATCCATTTTTTGAAATATTTCAGGATTTGTTCTTGAAATTTCGTCGTATTGTTTTCTTTTTTCATCTTGGTTCTTCATTGCATTTCGTTTCATTTCTTCTTTTTTTTGTATTAACATTTTTGTTTCTGCCATAACATCCGGCTTCATTTCAGGTTCGCCGTCAGGGTATGCAACGAGTATCGGTTCAAGATTCATAAAAAAATCAGCAACACTTTCATCTTTAATAAAGTCGTTCACAGTCTTTTCAGAGAGACGCATAACATTGCTAAACGAATCCTTTAATAATGTTCGCTTATCGAATGTATTATGACGATGAGAAAATACTAATATTGTCTTCATCGAATCTAATTGAACAAATGGAACGGTATATCCTTTTAAAAATTCTTTCTCTTCTGCTAAACACGCATCATTATTGTATTTATGCTCATCAAGTAACGCTCTTCGAAATGCAAAAGTGCCTGCTGTGGCATGGTTCGGCCCATAAGGTCCAAACTGCACCATTTGATTCGTTTCTTTAAAAAAAATATACATTTCGCTGCTCCCCGCACATAATGCCGACGGATTTTTATATAGTGTTTCTACTGCATGCGATACACGTTCAGGTGGATAATAATCGTCATCGTCCATATATACAAGGATGGATCCGGATGTTTTTTTATGCATTATATTTCGTTTTTTACCGAGAGACATTTTATTATCAAATTTAAAATACCGTACAAGTGGGTGTGAAGAAACCAAATCTTCAATTTTATCGGTTCCATCGTCGATAATAATCCACTCCATTTTATCCTTGGGATAAGTTTGGCTGTCCACACATTTTATCAAGGTTGTGATAAATGGTCTTCGATTAAATGTAGGTGTGCAAATGCTTACAAATGGAAATTCTGAATCCGCTTGTGTATTCATAATGATAATTGCGTATAGTTTATTGTATACGCAATTATATCTTTATATTCATATTTATTTATAAAATATTTACTTTATATTTTCTATACATTTATATATACGATTTATATTCATGAAAAAAAGTTTAGGAAAAAAAAAATCCATGTCATATTCAATGAAGGGGGGTGCAGGTACTCCGTACGTATATGAAGACGTACCACTCATCGCAAACAATCCGTTGATTCGTATTGGAATTTATGGCAATGGTGATACATATAATTTTAATATTCCAGGAGAAACAACCGGTAGTTTTTTTTCAAAAAAAACAACGCCTTCTGTAAGTTTTAGTAGTTTTTGTGAATTATATCAATATTATCAAACAAATTATCCATTATCATGCGTTCATCAAACTTTTGAAATGAAAACTGGCGGTAAAACATTGAAAGCGCCATCTTTTATGGATATTTTAGGATTTGCATTAATTCTCGTAGAAACTCAAGATAGATTTAGTACGTTAAACTTAGAGGATAGTAAACTTTTATCAAATATATTTTTAGCGTTATTAATATCAGCGACCCAAAAAGGACCCATTTGTGTGGACCAAGCCGGACAACTGGTTATAAATAATGAATTTAAACAAATGCTTTTACAAGCAATAAATAAGTTTTTTCCACTTAAAATGAATGAAATGATTGTTCCTGATATAAATCAGTTAAATGAATTTCAAGTAACACGAATATTACGTTTTTTTAAAAAGGCATTATTTTACTATAGATACAATACACTTCCATCATCAGCATCATTGACTTTTGAAAGCATGGCAGATACCGATAGTGCACAAAGAGCATTCGGGGCGGTAAGTTCATTAGATTATGAGAAATTTAAAACAGACAGATTAATGTCCTACTTTATTCATAATTCAGGGTTATACAGAGAACCTGCATTAGAATTGGCGTTATTAACTCAATCGCCAGGAGGAGCAGCAGCAGCATCAATGGGAGGAAAATATAGAAGAAATAAAAGAATGGGAACGAGAATGACGAAAATGAGAACGAGAAGCACGAGAATGAAAACAAGAAGGACGAAAAGAAGATATTGAAAAATAGTACAATACAAAAAAAAAGAATCAACAAGATCAAAATATTTATTATGAGAATGCGGATCCATACATGTTGAATAAAAATAATACTACAGCAACAACAACGTAGTATGGTTCTGAACCATTCAAATATTGAAAAGCATTCATTATCATACCCAAACTAAATAACAACATCATTAGTGATTTTTTCTTTTTAAAAATTTCAAATACTACTTTTGATTGTGTTGCCTCGTTTACTTGTGTAAACGGAATCCAAAGAAACATGATGATGGATTGAAAAATAAATCCAAAAAAATTCAAAAGGGGTGGTATCCATGATATTAAAAAGAGTCCAAACGTCCACGCGAGTCCAAACATCATAAATCCCGAATTGTATATTTGAAACGCATATGTCATGAAAAATCCTATAAACCCGCCATATAATCCAACGATGTATACGAAAAGAACACCAATTGCCATAACAATATTTTCAACAATTCCATAACTGTCGTATTTATCTTGGGTGGTGATCGAGCTCATACTCGTGCATACCATTTTAACAAATGATCTAAATGTGGCGTATGTATTTTTTGACGACATTGCAATCCAAAATGAAAAAGGAGTGTACTCGAAAAATGCATTCGGATCTTTTAATTCGCGTTTGATTGTGCCGCATGTTTTAGAACACGTGTTTAAATTATCATCTCCCGGATCGCAATATAAATTATAAGGAAATCCGAACGAGTACAATGGATCATCATCAATTTCAACATGTTGTGCGCCTTGACCTCCGAGCTTCGGATCAGATGGAGTACAATACGGATATGTATTAATATCAGATGGTATCCATTTGTTTAACGTACTTTTTGATGCCGACATACGAACCAGTGTTAAAAATGAAGAGCCTATGTACCCAATAATGCAAATTTGGATAAACAAATAAAATAAACTTTTAAAAAAATCCAGATATGGTGCAATGGATGGATTTTTACTTGCGTCACTATTACCAATATTATCAGCGTCTGTTGTAGCATCCGTTGTAGCATCTGTTGTAGCATCTGTTGTAGCATCCGTTGTAGCATCCGTTGTAGTTGTCGTATTTCCGGATGCATCCGTAGTAGAAGAAAATAATGAAAATGTATTTCCAAACATTCCATTTCCAGATGCATCTGTTACATTTCCGGATGCATCTGTTGCATTTCCAGATGCGTCAGTAGCAGAAGAAAATAATGAAAATGATTCTAAATTCGGAGAAAATAAATCCTTGATATTTGTCGTCCCTCCCAATAACGATGAAATCATTTTATTTTTATTTTTATTTTATACAACCTATTATATTATAATTATAATTTTAATTTAAAATATTTTTATAATTCGAATGTATTTATGAATTTCTCTCGAATCTCTCTAAAACTATTTCCTAAAAACAAAATAGAATAGGAAGAAATGAGAGTTATCGAATCATAATTTCTACGACAATTTACAGTTTAGAATTTAGAGAGAATAGAGAGAAAATAGTTAAATAATAAAATTATTAATAATTTATATATAAAATTATTATATAAATAAATTATATAAAAGATTATAATAAACATGAAAATTGTTATAAATTCGCATGATAAAAGTAATGTTGCATTAACTCATTTACTGGAAAGCATGAAAGTGTGTGAAGAATACAATGAATATGAAATAATCATTGTTATTGGTGGATATTATGCAAATACTAATTGCTATGAAATTTCACGACATGAAAATATAACTTATATAAAGTGCAATTTTAATAGTTTAGATTTAACAGGATTAACAACTTTGATGGAATTATATGGCGACAATGTTGATGAATATTACGTATATTTGCATGATACATGCAAAGTTGGTAAAAATTTTTATAAGAAAATAAAATCAATAGATTTGACAAATGTTTCATCTATAAGGATTAATCGGAATTTTTCAATGAATATTGGTATATATTCACAAAAAATAATCAATGCATTTAAAACATTCTTGTCGACAAAAAATACTGATGAATGCAAAATGTCATTAAAAACATATGTGGTTAGTCACGAAGATTTTATTTTTAAGAACGATGTAAATAATATTGTTTTAGACAATTATGATGGTTGGAGTTATACAGGCCCCACCGATTATTATAATACGGGCACTATGAGAATAGTTGAATATTATCAAAATTTAGATTTATTTAAAATCAAAGCAAATTGGCACTGGAAATCGAACTGGTCTTTAGATAATTAATGTGTTTCATGGAATGTAGAGAGAATAGAGAGAAAATCATTAAATAACACGAATATTAATAAAAATTTTTATTTATTTTTATTAATATTCGATTCGTATTATATATTTTTTATATTTCATTTTTTGATGTCTTTATATATGAATTTGGATACATTCATTTCAAGCAGCGATTACAAAAGCGGCGCATAGCCGAGTTGGTAATCTGTGATCCGAACAATCATAAGAATCATGGTCGCAAGTTCGAATCCTGCGATGATCAATGTGAATTTTCAGTTCAAACAAACAAGATATCACAAGATCAAAATTGTTAGGGTGTATAAATTCTTGTAATCCCTCGTAGCGCAGTGGAAGCGCGCCGTAAAACACCGTCATCTATCAACATGACATGCAAATGTCCGAATATGAAGATGGTTATCGCCTTATGAGCCGGAGGACACATGATCGAAACATGTCGGGGGAATATCATCATCATTCATCACATCGCACCGGTGCATCAAGGCACTAGAGCAACACTTAAACCGGGGTGGCGCAGAGGCAGCGCGCGTGGCTCATAACCACGAGGACATACGATCGAAACGTATCTCCGGTATTTAAAATTTAGCGGCTTTACAGAAGCTGCATGTCATACTACAAGTGACGAAACCTCGGGTATGGAATTATCGGACTGATCATCTTTGAGAGTGAGATCGAAACTCACACCGAGGCATAAACAATCATTAGCAGCTTTACAGAAGCTGACAGTTGTAACAATACGACATCAAACCAAACCACCCTCATGGCGAGCGGCTTATCGTCGGAAACCCCCAAGACACTCGCGTGTCCGAACTTTCGATGGTTATCTCTTTCTCATTAAAAGGCGAGCGTCGGATCGATACCGACGGGTGGTACAAACCGGCATGGCGCAGCGGCTAGCGCGCGGGGCTCATAACTCCGAGGTCATCCGATCGAAACGGATTGCCGGTATTTTTTATTTATTGCATCAATACAATTATTAATATTATTTAGTATTCTTGAAACGATATAAAAATAATACAGTCGCAAGATACAAATAATATATATCCAAATATACTTAAAGATGTACCACTAATAATGGTATAAGCAACGTATCTTATAAGATAATATGGCAACAGCAACCGTGTGTGGCAAAAAATTGGCAGGATGTGTAAAATGGTTTAATATGAAGACGGGATTTGGATTTTTGACAGTTGTTCAAAGTGTATGTGGAAGCGATCTCAAGGTTGGAAGTGAGATTTTCGTTCATCATTCGAATGTCAAGGTTACAGAGGAACAGTATCGTTTTCTGGTACAGGGCGAGTATGTTGAGTTTGACGTTTCCAATGTTGCGAATGGACAACATTCTTGTCAGGCAGTCAATGTAACTGGTATGTTTGGAGGCAAATTGATGTGTGAAACTCGCAATGAGGCGCGCCAACAGCATGGCGGAGATGGCGGAGCTGATGACGCATATGTGCCTGTTTTGAGACGCAGTTCTTCATCGTCTGATGTTCAATCACGGGCATCATCATCATTTTCAAGGTCGGGCGATGGAGGTCGTGGACAGCGTGGAGGTAGGAGATAAA